GTGGAGGAGCAGAAAAAGAATCTATCACATCAATAAAATTAAACGCACCAGCTGCATTTTCTTCACAACAAAGAATGGTAACTGCAGAAGATTATAAAGCTATAATCAATAAAAATTATTCTTCGGTATTAGACGATGTTATAGCTTGGGGAGGTAATGATAATGTGCCACCAGATTTCGGCTCTGTTTATGTAAGTTTAAGATTTAAAGATAGCATAACAGAAACAGTCAAAACTAATACTAAAAATGCTATAAAAACAGCACTAAGTGCAAATCTAGCTGTTATGTCTATAGATACAGAGTTCAGCGATCCTATCGATACATTCGTCGAAGTAACTACTACATTTAACTTTGATCCAGATTTAACTGGAGATACGGCTGAAACAACTCAAACTAATGTTCAAGCCCAAATAAAAAGTTTCTTTGATAATAACTTAAATGCATTTGGAAAAGTATTTAGAAGATCAATACTAACTGGTACTATTGATGACTTATCTGTTGCTATATTAAATACATCGATGACGCTTAAGGTTCAACAAAGATTATCACCAACTGTTGGGACAGCAACTGATTATACAATAAACTTTCCAGTGAAGCTTGCTAATCCAGATGCTGAGGAACATATCATCAGTTCATCTAACTTTACATTTCAAAGTCAAACATGTACGTTAAAAAATAAACTGGCTTCGAACACAATTCAAATAGTAAATTCAACTGGTGCAGTATTAAACGATAATGTTGGATCTTATAATGCAGCTAGTGGATCTATATCTTTAGTACAATTTAATCCTAGTTCAATTGAAGGTGCTGTAATAAAAATAACTTCAACACCTATAGATCAAAGCACAATAACACCTCTTCGTCAACATATATTGAAGTTTGATGAAGATCTATCAGTAGCAAATGCCGTACTAGATTTTCAAAATACACCAATAGTAATTAAGTAGTTATGCCACATAATTTAGAAGATCTTAATAGAAGAAAAATCACACTAAGGACTTCTAAAGTCGGTGAGGTTGTACCCGAGTATTTTGAAGAAGATAACGCAAAATTTATAACATTCCTCGAAAAGTATCATGATCATTTAGACAGTAATCAAACACACGGATTTGGTCATATTATCAATGAATTAATTTATGCAAGAGATGTTGCTCAAACAAGTGAGGATAATCTCGATGAGTTGATAAAAGAAATAGGAAATGGTTTACAAGCATCGTCTTTTTTTAAACAACCAAGATTAATGGCGAAACTACTTGGAGAGTTTTACAGAACAAAAGGATCTTTAAACTCAGCAGAAGGATTTTTTAGAGGATTTTTTAATCAAGAAGCTGAAATATCTTATCCAAAAGATAATATTTTTATTGTAGGTCAATCACAAACAGGTGTTGAATCACAAAGATTTATTCAAGATAATGGACGATTTCAGATATTCTCTATATTAGTAAAATGTGGTATATCAGTATCAGATTACCAAAATCTATACAAAAAGTTTGTACATCCTGCAGGTTTTCATTTTGCAGGAGATGTCTTAACTGCTACAGAAGTTGAATTAGGAACTTCTGCTGAAGGTGTTGCAAAGATTGATTCTGCAGATGCATCAATAAAAATAGTTCAGAGCGCGGCACTAATTCTAGCAACTCCATTTTCAGATATTACTGGTATACAAGATTCAAGCACTGGAGTTAGTGTTAGGACACGACTTGATCAGGCTATATCTGACTTTACTAGCGATTCAAGTACAGCAACAACACTAGGCAACTTTTATACTTCTATTAAAGAATTAATTCAGACCAATTCATTTACATTCGATGATAGCGCAAACGTTGGTCCAGACATGTCAATGACTTATGAGACTATGGATAATGAAATTTTTACATCGTATAAGAGCGACTCTGCATCATAAGTATATAAATAACATAAACAATAACGAGCATATAATATGACAAGACAAAACATTTCAACAGGAAGTTCGGCTAACGACGGAACAGGTGATACACTTCGTTCTGCTGCTACTAAGATAAATGCGAATTTTTCAGAAATATACGATTTCTTAGGAACTCCTGGAGATAGTTCAACGTTAGCTTCAACAGTTAGATTCGAAGATAGCTCAGTTGTATTCGAAGGTTTAACAGCAGATGCAAATGAAACAAGGTTATATGTAGAGAATCCTTCGGCTGATAGAAATGTCATTATACCCAATTCTAGTGGCAATATTGTATTAGATACACATACACAAACATTAACAAATAAAACATTAACAACGCCTACACTAAATACAGCTAAGATAGGCACATCTATAAATGATACAAATGGGAATGAACTATTTAAAGTGACTGCTACTGGTTCTGCTGTTAATGAATTTACAGTTGCAAACGGAGCGTCAACAACTGGTCCAACTTTATCAGCTACAGGCGGTGGAACAAATTTAAATATATTTTTAACTACAAAAGGACAGGGTTCAGTTCAACTTTCAAAGGCTGCATTCTCATCAGTTACTATAACAGCTAACGGTGATGCATCTGATACAGCAACTTACATTATTTGCAATAAGGGAAGTGCATTAGCTGTAGGATTAAACGATGGAACAACTGTAGGAGAGTATAAAATATTTACTAATAAAGGTGCTGGTGTCGCGACTGTCACGCCAGACAATTTTGCTGGAGGAACATCATTTGCACTAGCTCAGAATGAAGGAGTTACTTGTGTATGGGATGGTTCAAATTGGTTCTTAGTTGGTAACCAATCAGTGATGACAATAGCATAGGAATTATAAGATATGGTAGCAATAGCAACAGACCCACTAAAAGTAAGATATAGCGATTTGTTATTTCAAGAAATGACTAACGCTACTGATAGCCATGAATTTTACATCGGCATCGGTAAGTCAGATCAGTATGACAGTGCTAATGATAATATTATTACACCTCTCAGACATATAAAAGATGAAAGAGAGGCAAGAAATAATTTAGAATCAGTTATGAAAATAGCTACTTCAAATGTTTCATTTGTTGTTCCTCGATCTAATTGGATAGCTGGTACCATATATGATGCGTTTTCAGACCATATTGTTGGTTATCCTACGAACACATACTACGTGTTGACAGAAGACAACCACGTTTATATTTGTTTACAAGCTAGTAAGGATGCATCTGGAAATCGAAACGTTTCTACAGTAAAACCATCATTTCAAGATGCAGGTGTTGATAATATACAAGCATTTAAGACTGCTGATGGTTATATCTGGAAATTTTTATATGAAATATCATCTTCAAGAGTTACAACCTTTCTAAGTTCTGGTTTTATACCTACACAGTTTATTGATTCAAGTAATGATACAACAGCAACAGAACAAGAACAAGTAAAGATTAGAGCACAAGCTTTAAATAATAAAAATGGTCAAATACTTGGCGCAGAAATATTAAACGCAGGATCTGGTTATACTACGGCTCCTAATATTACGATAGTTGGCGATGGAACTGGAGCCGCTGCTACATGCGAAGTTGCAAATGGTCAAATTGTAAAAGTCGAGATGACATGCAACATCAGCGACTCAGGAATGGGAAGCGGTTACAATGTTGCAAGGATGGAGCTCGATGCAGGGAATGCAATAATAAGACCTATAATTGGACCAAGAGATGGAATTGGAGCAGATCCACGTGTTGATTTAAAATCATCATCGATAATGGCAGTGGTTAAACCCGACGGCACACAAGATGGTGATTTTAATATCACAAATGATTTTAGGCAGATTTCTTTATTACGAAACTTAAACTTAAGAACTGGTGTTCGTGCAACAACTACTTCTGCGCGTGCAAATAGGATATTAACACTTCAAGGCAATTTAGGTTCATTGGTAGCAGACCAAAAGATAACAGGTGATTCAGGAACAATAGCATGGATCGATCAAGTTGATAGTAACGGCTCTGGTAACGGATTAGTTTACTATCATACAAATAATCAGTTTATTATCACAAACAAAGGTCCAGGCTTTTTCTCACCAGCAGAAACTATTACTGGAACAACAGCAGGATCTGGCATTGTTACAACAGATTCTTCAGTAGAGATCGATCCATTTAGTGGAGAATTACTATACATAGATAGTAGAGCGAGAATCATAAGAAGCGCAGATCAAAAAGAAGACATTAAAGTAATATTAACGGTTTAAACCATGGCATCAACAGTATCAAATACAACATTCTCCGGAGTATATAAAGACGATTTCTTAGATAGTGATAACTATCACAGAATATTATTCAATAGCGGAAAAGCATTACAAGCTCGAGAGCTTACACAATCTCAAACAATAATAAACAAAGAAATCGAGAGATTTGGATCTAATATATTTAGAGAAGGTGGTGCTGTCAACGGCGGTAATGTCACTCTCAATAATAAGGTAGAGTTTATTAAATTAGCATCAAACCCATTTGCTGGATTTGATGAAACACAGTTAGTAGGAAAAATATTTACTGTGCAATCTCCAAATCCTGCTGTTAAGGTTAAAATATTAGAAACAGTAGCGGCTGGTGGAGCTGATCCTGATACTCTGATAGTTGAGTATACAGATACTTCTGCAGGAACTTCATCAAACACACCGATACGAGTTGGTAATAGTCATGTCTTATCAAATGCAGATTTAGGTTCTGGATTTAACATGACAACTGCAGCTTCGACTGCAGCTGGAGCAGGGACGAGAGCAAGCATCACACAAGGTAGCTTTTTTGTACAAGGACATTTTGTTTTTGTTGCGGCTCAAACTGCAACAATTTCTAAATATTCATCTACACCTACAGACGATATAGGATTTTTAGTTTCAGAAGAAGTTATAACATCATCTGATGATACTGGGCTATTTGATAATCAAGGCGCATCACCAAATGTGGCAGCTCCTGGTGCAGATCGATATAGAATAAGATTAACACTTACTACGCGTAGCGCTGCTGGATCGAACAACTTTGTTTATCTTGGAAGAGTAGCTAGTGGTAGATTAGCAGACGAAGTTACAGTTACAGAGTCTTATAATCAAATTAATAATCTCTTAGCTCAAAGAACAAAAGAAGAATCAGGTAACTATGTTGCAAAACCATTTAATATTAGTTTTACAAATATCGATTCAGCAAGTTTAAAGTTACATATTTCTGATGGTATTGCATATGTTGATGGATTTAGATTAGAACTTGATGAAAGAGACATAACGATTCCAAAAGCAACTACCACATCAACGATTAACGGTGAAACTGCAAGCGCATCTTACGGAAACTATGTGTTAGGTTACGGAAATGATTTGACTGGCAATAACGCAACTCTAGTCAATCAAGGACTTCCTGATATTCAGACATTTGGAAAATTTACTTTAAGAGGCTCTACAAATGGCGGTGGAACTGCACTTGGTACGGCCAGGTGTAGAGCCATTTATAGAGATGGAACAGGTCATTATAGATTTTATCTTTTCGATATAAGAATGAAGCCAGGACAATCTTTTGCTTCAACAAGAAGTTTTGGCACCAGCGGCACTGATTATGTCAATATAGTTACTGAAGGTGGACAGGCTGTATTAAAAGAAACCTCTAACAATTCATTATTATTTCCTTTACCAAGAACAAGACCAGCATTCGATGGCGTGGAAGGTGTTCAACTCATTGCGCAAAAACATTTGACAACGGGTACAGCTGGATCTACATCTTTAAGTAATATTGGTGCTGGTGCAATCACAGCTGGAGTTAACTCTTTCTTTGGAGGTGCAACTTGGGTAGTATCAGATACTGATTCCGATATTAAACCTGTTTCCATATCAGGTGTTGGTGCCAACTTTGATATATCTGGAGTTGTGTCTGGACAAGATCATGATGTATTAGCACAGGTTTCAATAACTGGTAGTACTAATATGTCACAGAGAACTAAGACTTTGACAGAAAGTACAATCACAAAAACTTGGCCAACTGTTGCTGATTCTGATGGATCTGGTTTTAAATTTTTAAGTTTAGATCAACCAGATGTATTTGCTGTAAGATCTATCAAATCTATAGACTCGAACGGTGCTGATCTTTCAGACAACTTTACTTTAGACAACGGTCAAAGAGATAACTTTTATGGAATTGGAAGGCTGCTGCCAAAAGCTGGTGTTACTATTCCTAGCGGTAATATATTTGTAAGATTTCAACATTTTAATCATGAAGATACTCTAGCTGGATCACTTGCTGGTCAAAGATGCTATTTTGATGTTACTTCGTATAAGAATCAAGAAACTCCAGCAAATGGCGGTGCAGGTGTATTGCACGGAGGAGTTGAATATGATACAATTCCTGATCATACGCTAGCTGATGGTACTGTAATAAGTTTAAGAGATGCATTAGATTTTAGACCAGTTGCAACAAAGAAAAATGCAACATTAGTCGGTTCAGCTGATTTTGATATTACTTTTGATTCAGATGGAGATGGAAGCAACCCATTAATTCATATGTTACCTCAACCTGGTGCAAACCCAACCGTCAATGTAACGTATTTCTTACCAAGAAAAGATAGATTAGTTGCTGCTACTAAAGACATCAGAGGTCGAAGAATACCAACTGGAGAATTAAGATATATTCAAGGAACTCCATCATTAACACCTGAATTACCACAAGTTCCAGCTGGTGCGATGGCTCTTTATAATATTGATTTAAATCCAAAAACAATTGATGCAAAAGATTTATCTGCACAAATAGTAAACAATAAAAGATTTACTATGGCAGACATTGCAGGCCTTGAAAATAGAATCGATAGAATAGAAGAATTAACAGCATTAAGTTTATTAGAATTAAATACTTCTTCTCTGGCTGTTTTAGACTCAGCAGGAAACGCAAGAACAAAAGCTGGATTCCTCGTAGATAACTTTGTAGATTATACATTTACTGACCTTGAAAACTTAGAACAAAGATCAGTTATCAATACAGAAGACGGTACTTTAGGTCCAAGAAATAGACCAAAGGCTGTTAGATTACTTTACGATTCAGCAAGCGGTGATACAACCACTGATAGAAAAGCTGACATAGCTTTATTGCCAATATCTAATGATGCAGTAAGTTTTATAAAACAAGACTTAGCTACAACCACAGAAAATATAAACCCATTTGCGGTGATACAATCTCGAGGTCATATTGATCTTTCTCCTCAAACTGATACTTGGGTTGAAACAGATTATTTAGCAGATAATATAGTTGCTGGTGGTACTGAATTTGTTGATAGAAATGGTATAACAACATCAAGCTTATCAATTTGGAGAAATAACTGGATAGGTTTTCCACAAGGTAACAGAGTTCTTGTAAGAGGCAGGGTGACAACAAGACGTGATTTTGTAAACGACAGAGTCTTAGATATTAGTATATTACCATTTATGAGATCAATAAAGGTATTCTTTAGAGCTCAAGGCTTAAGAAGAAAAACAGAACATTTCCCATATTTTGGAAATACTGATATTAGTAATTTTGCAAGACAAGAAGACAGTTCAGCATTTACAAGATTTTCAACACGAACAGACGACGCTGGAAATACATTTACAAATAATACAGCGCACCCTGATGGAGCAACTAACCTGACATCAGATAGCGCAGGTAAAATCGTTGGATCTTTCATAATTCCAAGTACATCAACAACTAAGTTTAACACTGGTTCGCAAACATTTAAATTGCTTGATATTACAGGCGGAATTGATTCGAATGCTATATCAACTGCAAGTGCAACATTCTCGGCGAACGGTGTACTTGAAACAAGACAACGAACATTCCAAGATGTACGTATCGAAGAAAGATTTGTAGTCGAAGAGATAGTGCAACGAAGAGATCCATTAGCGCAATCATTCTTTGTAAGTGATATAGAAAATCCAAACGGAATACATATCACAAAAGTCAATGTCTTCTTTGCTACTAAAGAAGATAACTTTGGTGTTCCAGTACAAGCACAAATAAGAAGAATAGAAAATGGTGTACCTACAGACAGACCAATTTCAGGAGCTGTTAAGTTCTTACAGCCAAATGAAATAACAAGTGTAACACCGTTAACAACATCAACTACGATGTCTGCAGTTAAAGCGGCTCCAACAACATTTACATTCGATGAACCAGTATATCTAACGCCTGGTCAAGAATATGCTGTAGTGCTTTTAGCTGAATCAACAGCGTATACAGTGTATGTAGCCGAAACATACGAGTTTGTCTTAGGATCTTCAAGTGAAAGGATAAATAGACAGCCGAGTTTAGGTTCTTTATTCTTATCACAAAATGGTACAACATGGACACCTGAGCAAACTAAAGATTTAATGTTCGAACTTTTCAGAGCAGAGTTTAGCACATCTGGTGTAGCTTTATTAAAGAACGTATCTGTCGCAGCCCAACTATTAGGTTCAAATCCATTTCGTACAACAGCAGCTGATTCTGATGTAAGAGTTACACATTTTGGCCATGGCTTTGCAAAAGGTGATGCTGTTACAATATCTGGAGTGAATGCCGCTATAGGTACGGTTGCTGCTTCAGACTTTAATGGAAGTCATACTATTACTGCTGTCGATCATACAGGATATACTTTCAAAACTGATAGCGCTCCAATTTCCACACTGTTTGGAGGTGGATCAGCAGTTACAGCAACACAAAATAGTGTAGTTGATATATTTGTCCCACAAGTACAAGCAATGATTGCTCCTAATACTACTGTGACTGGTCAAATTAAACTTACAAACGGAGTATCATATGCTGGATCAGTAAAAAGAAGTGCTACTAGCGGAGCAGGATCTACTTACAGCACAGGAAGCTTTATTGACTGTCAGCTAAATGAAATTAACTTTAACACTGCACCAGGTATTGTATTATCCGATTCGAATCAGACAGCTGCTTCTTTAAATCCATCTGCAAATGTAAAACTTACATTAACAACTAATGATACTAAAGTTAGTCCAATTATAGATCTACAAAGATTAAACTTATTAGGTTTCGAAAATATAATAGATCATCAAGATTCAGCAAGCGGTGTAACTGTAAATCGAAATGTTCCAATATCTATAGTAGAAGAAACTGATAACCAAGATGGTACATCTGCTGCTAAGCATGTTACGAAACCAGTCGTGTTAGAAGAATCTGCAGTTGGATTAAAAATACTTTTTGCAGCAAATAGACCTGATGCAGCTAGCTTTAGAGTATACTTTAGAACAGGAACTGCAGATGATGATTTAACTGGACAAGCTTACTCTGAAGTTGGACAAGAAGGGACTAATCCAGCAGATGATGATAAATTAACATTCAGAGAATATGAGTATTTGGCTGGTGGACAAGTTGGCGCGTTAAATGCATTTACAAAGTTTCAAGTAAAGATAGTTATGAATTCTTCAAATAGTTCAAAAGTACCTGCCATTAAAGATCTTAGAATTATAGCGTTGGTAACATAATGAATAAACATGTTAAAGTTGAAGGACATCCAGATCTTGTAAGAGATAGGAATTCCGGTGCAATATTAAATATAAATAGCAATGCTATGACTGCGGCAAGAGAAAGAAAAAAGCTATTTAACGATAGACAGCAAGAGATAGAAGATATTAAAAGAGATGTCACTGATATTAAAAACATCTTGATGAAGTTAGTAGAGGATAAAAATGGCAACAACGATTAATCTTAGTGATCCTATTTCAACATGGGTCACAAAAACAAATACCATATCATCTGATCTTGGCACCAAAGCTTCATTAAATACTACAAATAAAACTAATTTAGTTGCAGCAATAAACGAGCTTAAAAGCCAATCTGAGAAAACTGACTCATCTACAATATTACAGCTTATAGATGCTAACAACTACCTAGACTCGAGCCGTGTAGATAATTTGTTACCTAAGTTTGGAACTGACTTTATTGACTCTGCAGCAGCTTTAATTTTAATAGATGCTAACTCGTTAGACTCTAGCAGATTAGATCCATTGTTACCTAAACTTGGTAGCCACTTTGTTGATTCTGCTGAATCTCGAAAAGTTATCAGTGTTACTGATGCTGGTGGTGATGGAAGTATGGCTTATAATAATTCAACCGGAGTTATAACTTACACCGGACCGAGTGCTGCAGATGTAAGAGCTCATTTTTCTGCAGGAACAGGAATTGGACTTTCATCTGGTGCGATATCAAATACTGGTGTTACATCAATAGTTGCAGGTACTAACATTGCAATAAGTGGAGCAACTGGTGCAGTTACGATAACTAATAACATTTCGGCTGGAACTGGTTTATCATTTTCAGGTGGAACACTCAATATAAATAATGGAGCTGTTGCCGGTAATACCAGTAGTGCGATATCTAGCGGTGGTTCAGAAAACAGTTTTAGTGCAAGCACTTATCCAACATTTATTTCGGGAAGAACCAATTCATCTGGTGGTGGTTCGTTTACAGTTACCGTTGGTAGTTCAGCGCATACGCTTAGTATGCAAGATGGAGATGGTGGAACTTATGACACTTTTGCTACTTTTCTACCGCCAGGTGCTACAGTGAGTGGTCCCACATTTCAATACGTTGCTGTTCAAATGAGACCATCGTAATAGGAGAATAAAATGGCTAATATACATGACATATTATATGAATTAGGAATAACTGACTATGAAATAGATGGTTTAGGTAACGATATTTCAAATGCGACTGAATTTAAAACTAAGTTTCGTAAGGTAATGAACCGCAATCCTGGCGGTCAACCTACATACTCTACGGACCCTAATGATTTTGGAGTAACGTGGACTCAAATCAAAAATAGAATGAACGAAATTGATAACGCAGCTCCTGCATTACTTTTAAGAACTGAAAGAAATACGCTTTTAAGAGATACAGATTGGGTTGTAACAAAAGCTATAGAGACTGGAACAAGCGTACCTACAAATTGGAAAACTTATAGACAAGCGTTGAGAGATTTACCTGCATCGAGCACGCCCAAATTACTCGCAAATGGAAATTTAGATAAATCAAGCATATCATGGCCAACTAAACCAAGTTAAGGACAAACATGGCTCAATTCGAAGAAATTACCATAGATCAAGGAGCTGATGTTACGATAGAGCTTGAACTTGTTGATGCAAATGGATCTAAGAAAAACTTAGCTAATCATACTCTTGCTGGTAAGATTAAAAAATCTTATTCAGATAGTTCAGGAGAAGCAACTGCTTTTACAACTACTATAGAGACACCGGCTGCAGATGGTGTCGCAACTTTATCTTTAACAAATACACAGACAGACGCCTTAAAAGCTGGTCGCTATGTTTATGACATTGAGTTATCTTATCAAGATAGTTCAAGCGCTACAATAATTGAAAGAATTTTAGAGGGTCAAATAACAGTAACTCCTTCGGTAACAAAGTAGGAGTAATTAAATGGTCATAAAAGTAGGTCTTCCAACAACACGCGTTAAAAAGATAACTGTCGGAACTCCAGTATTTAGAACAGCGTCTAGCGGTAGTTCAACATTATTTACTATTGCTGGTGCAAAGACTGATGGTAGACAAAGAGGTCATCTATTAGTATTTGACTCTGCTGCAGCTGTTGGCGGAGCATACACTACTTCAAGCGTTAAAGGTGTCAATGGTATCACGACTGCCTTTGCACCTGATAGTGATACCTACACATTTACACTTAGCGCATCTACTGACAATGTACCTGAGGGTAGTAACCTATACTATACTCGTGCAAGGATGGATTCAGATCATCTAAATGTACGTACTGACTTAGTGCCTCTTCGTGATTCTGAATTTTCTTTAGGAACTCCTACTAAAAAGTGGAAAGCCCTACATATAAGTGGTAACACTATTAATTTAGGCACACTTTCGCTATTTGATTCTGATGGTGGTCTTAAAGTATTAGATTCAAATGGAGTATCAACTCAACTTGATGTTGAAGGTAGTAAAGATCAAATCAGAGGATTTTTCTCTGCAGGTGGAGATCTTTCATACGATTCTGCTTCTGGTAGATTTAGTTTTGATGTTGAACAAGTTTATACTAAAGTTAACTTTGACTCTGACTTTAATGCTGCTTTAGATGAAGCCATACTTGGTGGAAGTGGTATTAAATACGATGCAGCTACTAATACACTTGCTATTGACAGCGCAGAGATTAAAGACGAATATCTAAAACATGGATTCTTTGTCAATGATAATAGTAAAATTACATTTGGTAATGATAGTGATTTAAAAATATTCCATGACACAAACAATTCAATAATACAAGATGCTGGAAC